ATCAATTATCTGTTGTTGAACATTTAATTTTTTATATCTAGTTACACAACGGTTTCCTACCAATTCATACTTAATAATCTGTTTAGTTCCTTCTTCTACTTTTGTCCCAACTTCAGGCGCACCATCGGGAGGACAAGCTTCTAACGCTGCTTTTGGTACTTCTGGTGCTGGAAGCGTTTCTGGCTCTTCGTATCGTTGAGTCTCTTCTCTTTCTGTATAAATAAGTTCGCTAGGCGTAAACTCCATTGCGTTATAGGAGGGATATTGTGCATCGCAGATAAAGACATTTCCATCGGGATCATTGCTGACTAAATTATCGTTCTCTTTTGAACTTTTTCTACTCTCTACGCAGCCAGGTATATCAATCACAGGCATCCCAACATTCAATACCACAGGGACATTAGGGGTATTAATTGATGGAGCATTAATAATGTAAGTGTGTACGGGTTCTATTTTTATTCGTTCATTTCGTACCAGTATTCTATCAACACCTATCCGTAAAATCTCTGTCAAAATCTAGGCAGTGACATGCCAGCACTTCCAGCAGCTTTAGGCTTTGCAGTAGGAAGAACAGGGCCAGATAATCCAGGCATCTTTAACGATCCAGTGACCTGTTCAATCATCTGCTTCTTTAACTTCTCTTGATTCTCTTCATTAGTAATCCAAAGATAGCCAAAAATACCGCCCCCTGTTAACGAGATCACCAACAGGAAAGACAGTACACTGATAATGTTCAGAATTTTTTGCATGGTAAAAGAAGCTATTTTAAAAGCTATTACTCATACAACTCTAATCCTTTTTATGGGTTTAGTCGCTTTGCTGCCGTTGCATTTGTTACTTCAACAGCAAGTTCAACTAAATACCATTAAGACCAAGGCTTACCAACAGCAGTTGTTGGAGTAGCAACAGCCGCATCAATCGCAGCTTCTACAGCAGCAACACCGTCTGTACCTAAAGCAGTTTTAACCCACCCAATGCAAGTCGCAGCATCTAGAGAATCGTAAGCTTTGAAGTCGGAAGGAAGACTAGAAGGCTTAGTAAAAGTTACTTCACCTGTTTGTCTTGAGTCGGGAGCTTCTTTGTTGTCCGAATCATTGATTGCCTTGCAACGCCAAATAACACTATTGACGTAACCATCAGAAATGTCACGTTCCATTGTGTTCACTTCCCAGATTTTGTTAATTGCCATTGATCAAAAGTTTTAGGAATAGTTTAACTGTTTTCAGTAGCAGGTTCTTCTGAATTAACTTCAGTAGACTCCTCTGCAAACTGAATACCACCTTCAAGTTGAAGAATTTGTCTCACTGTCTGATTAAGAGCAGCTTCAACTTGAGCTTTATATTTAAGCTTTTCTTCAAGAGCCTCTTTCCACTGAGTAAGTTTATCGGACATGTGTCATTAAGAAATACGTTCCAATAATACTAAGAGTATGGGCTAGTACCAAGTGTTGTTATTAAGAAGGTTTAGTAGGCCAAGTTACTGAACTCATGTCTAAATCATAATTAGAATTTAATTTTGGATCGGCTGTAGCTGGTAAATCTCTTAATTGCTGCCTATAAGTAGCCCACTTTGATTTTGTTTCAGAAGATATATCATCATTTTGAGTCCAATCTGTATCTAATAACATATCGTCTCTAACCTCTCTTAATAATCTCATCGGTTCTGCTAAATCTAATTCGGAAATTTTTGCTTCAATTTCTTCTCTTGTCGGCTTTGTTTCATCCGTATTAAATAATATTAAATCTTCATAAGCATAAGGTTCTTCACAGTAGTAACTAACTTTCGGACGCAAAGAAGCAAAAGCTGAGAAAATATCATTTTTCATGGGCTAACCTCAAACAAAGTGATAGAAGACCGACCATTTTGGCTTGAATTTCCGGGTGATCGGTTTATATAAACATCATTTCCACAACCTGTCGCCCTTGCACATACTTGATAGGTATGCCACGTTCCACTACTGGAATTAGGATTGTCGAGAAAGAAGCCTGAATAGGTAGCCGAATCATGGTGATTAGAACTATTACTAGAACTATTTGCATGTTGTCTTTCGGTTCCTAGAAAATTATTTTCTTGAACCGTTCCATCTCTTTTAAAAGTTAAAGAACCATCACAATTTAAAAGTCCTGTGAATTGAATATGAACTAAGACTTTTCCGCCAGTAAACTTCATTTGTATATCTTTAGCGAAATTAGTTATGTTAGTCATTGATGAAGCACCGGCATTATAATAAACAGTTGTGTACCACTGATGTTGAACTTGCACGATGTTCATTGAGCCGTCAATTGCCATTAGCTAACCTCAGTTAAATTCATTCTATACTTTTTACCTGTTCTGTTATTGATCATAAAAATATTTTTATCACCCTCTTGTAAAGTCCAGTCTCCCCATGTTCCGTCAACGTCATTTGATCCACCTTCGTTAGATAAGTTAAGGTCATTAGTGTAAATATTTCGCCAACGATATGAAGATGAACCTAGATCGTAAGTATTACTTGATTCTGGGAAAAAATCTCCTGCACTAACATTCTTAGTGGCCTGTGTATAGAATTTTTGTGAGTTGTCGTAATAAAGAGAACAATGAGCATCTTTCTGTCCATATACTATTGCATGACCTTGAGCATCTAATAAATAAACTCTATTACTATCGTCTGCGTAAAGATAACCTCTAAGAGTTGATGTTCCTGTATATAACCTAAGATGAACGGCTCCACTTTCATCACTAACATTAACCCCATCGGCAGTGGTAGCAAGTTTTTTTAAGCCACTATAATATAATTCTACTTGAGCATTATTTATACAACTAATAGCATTTTCAACGCTTGTATTACCATCACCTGATCGTATATAAATATCTTTATTATAGGAATCTATATATAAATCACCAGCACCTTCATGTTTAATCAGGCTGTTCGTAGACGTATGGTAAATTTGCAAATCGTTATCCGAGCCCAGAATTAGTTTATTATTATCATTTGTGTAATAACTACCAGATACGACTATTCCTCCACTACCTGTTTGCAGCTTCTTTGAGCCGTCAAAATATAATTCTGTGGTGCTATCATCTTTAGCGGCAATCATTAATTCAGTGCCGTGTTTTAGATAGAAATCTTCTTCGACATATATCAACAAATTACCAGCCGTTGTTTTGCTAATAGTTGAATCGTTTCCTGAATGGGTCAGTTGTAAATCGTTATCACTACCAATCTTTAATACATGACTATCTTGTAATGTAATATCATCAGCCCTAAGTGTTCCATGTACATCACAGCCCCAACTAGTTGTTTCTATCTTTTTTGAATTATCAAAAAATAATTCTACTGATCCGTTATGTTTAGCCCAAATACTTTCTTCACCATAAGTAGCTTGGACAACAACATTTCCATCATGTCCATCAGTACCACCTATATATAAGTTACCTGTAGTGTTTCGAATAAAAGAGTGCGATGAGCTATGAAATAGACGAAGATCTTCACCACTTCCCAGTCTTATTTCTTTACCATCAAGTAGATAAAAATTATCATCTAGTTCAACACCATTTGATAGGGTTCTTAATTTCCTAACATTGTCAAAATATAATTCTGTGGCCGAATTTGTTTTAGCAACTAACGCATTTTCATTAGACCCACCATTAACTTGTAGATATATATTTCCTGTACTTCTATTAAATAAATTACCAGTCGAATTATTAATATATGAGTCTGTCCCATTGTGAAATAGTTTAAGGTCACTTCCAGAAGACCCTAATTGCAATTCTAAATCATCATTTAACCTTAAACTCCCCGTCATCGTTCCACCTGTTAGAGGTAACTTATTAGCTACTTGAGTCGCACCGCTATCAATAGTCCAAGTTGCTCCAGATGAACTAACGGTTATATCCCCCTTGTCTCCATCTGCAATTCCACCACCTCCAATCTCTTTTACCGTTCCAGAATCATTGATAAATAACTTTTGAGCCGAAGTGTCTATTGCAACCTCACCACTTGAAATATCACTCGTTGATGGAGTACTAGTTCCCCTCTTTAATTTAATTGTGTTAGCCATTTGAAGTACCTCCTATTTAGTGACGTTTAGTAAGTACCCCCATCAATTGTTATTCCGTCAATCGTTCCACCATCAATATTTACAGAAGTGTGAGCTTGAGTAGCCATTGAGCTAAGTCCTAGTGTTGTCCTGGCTGCTGCTGCGTCAGCATCATCAATAAGCGTTTTCCCGTATGCACTAAAGCCAAGATTTGTTAGCGCGGCAGTCGCTGTACTTGCCCCCGTTCCACCATGAGCAATAGCAACATCAGTTGCAGCCCATACACCAGTTCCAATCGTGCCAAGTGCTGTAAGACTTGAGTTGACAATGTTAGAGCCGAGAGTTGTACTGCTTAAGACTGAAGTTCCATTAATGTAATAAGCCTTACTCGAAGCAAGATCAATATGCTCAGAAGATGTCCAAGCATCAGTTGAGTTAACCCAATTCCAAGTCTTGTTGCCGTCGCCTGATTCAACGGTGATTCCTCCCCCATTAGCCGCCGAATCATTTGCTGCACCCTTCGCAAGATTTAAATTAATATCAGCTACGCTAACCGTCGTAGAATCCACAGTAGTAGTGGTTCCAGAAACGGTCAAATTTCCGCTTACGATTAAGTTTTGAGCGCAAGTAAAACTCTGAACAGTTGCCCCACTAAAATCTAATGTTCCTGTATATGTCTTATTACCTGAAATTGTCTGAGCACTTGTAAGAGTGCTGTAATAGCCGTCTCCACCAATAGCTTCAATAGACGTTGCGGAACCACCCGCACCACCTGTACCAGTTCCGTAGTAAAGAATATTACTGCCTTCTGCATAGGCTAGTTCTGCATTGGAAAGACTGGTAGGTGCTGAACTTCCAGTACTCCTTTTGATTCTTATCGTGTTAGCCATTAGAAGTTGCCACCATCAGTAAGTGTGTCTGTCGTCCAAACCGTATCAGCTTTAAATTTAGCTGATGTCGAGTCATAGTAGACGATACTTTTATTTATCTTAGCTGAATCATCGAGGTTTATACCTGGACCTTGTGGACCTGCACTAATAACCTCTACTGTTTGATTCTGATCATCAGAGACATTAACCTGATTAATCGACTCGGAAATCGTGACGCTCATTCTGTATATCCCTGCTGAACGTCTAATTGACCCGTAAGCCAATACTCAGTATTAGCTCCTACAGCACGTTTTAAATCCCAATAAGGAGAATCAGGGAGGACAGCCGTTTGAGCTTCAGACAAAGAAAGAGTTAGCTGTCCATTAGCTGCATTAGTAACAGTGCAGGTTATGTCTGTGTATTTTTTATTCCTTTCTTTATTCCAAACACTTGATGTAAAAGTGCTGCCATTTAGGTTTACAGCACTACCAGTTGAGTCTTTAAGGGTAATTGATTTAGTCCAATCAACCCTTCTATAGACCTTTGGCGAATATAAACCAGGTATAACACCCATAAACGTCTATTAATTAGTGTCTATAGTCTAAAGCTTATCTCAACATATTGGATATTTATTTTTTAAGCAGGTTTATTAGGCCAAGTTACATCTTCTGGGTCAGTAGTAGTAGAAGGAAGATCCCTTAAATCTTGTCGATATTTCTTCTGAGCATCGGTCATCGTTCTATCAGAAACAGCCCACCAATCTGTTTCAGTTAAAAGATCATTACGAGTCTTTCTTAAAGCAATCCACTTCGCATCTGAACCAATGCTTGAAACTGTTGTTGAAGTAAACGTACTGTCTTTGTAAGTATCTCCAACACCAACAGAATCACCTGCTACTACTGCTGTTGATCCAGTAGGAGGCGACCAAACATTTGTATCTCCATTCCATTCGACTACATCAGTTACTTTTTCATCTTCAATAATTGCGTAACGTGCCATCGGTCTAAAATCCTTTACGTCAAGTTTAGCTAATTGAAATCCAATACTAACCCGATCACACTGACTTCCTACACAATGCCAAAAATAAGGCTTAGTTCCTGTAGCTGTAAAACGTCTAACAGTAATACCTTTGTCGTCATAATCAGTAATCACTTTTCCATCTTTGTAGTATCTAAAAAATGATTTTCCTTGTTCTGATGCGTAAGTGATATAAACCCGATCAGTTGGATGATTGTGGTTCGTATGCCAACTCATATAACCTGTATCGGGATAGAAAAAAGTTCCACTACAGGCAACATGTAAATCGGGGAATAAATCTTTCATTATCCTTTCTATTTCTTTTGCAGGTTTATTAACTGAAACCCTTGATAAATTATTATTTTTACTTTTAGGTATGTCGAAATCTATAACGGATAATAGACTCTCTGTTGAAACATTATCTCGCCAATCTGGGAAATATTTAGCATCTGAATTTTCTTTTATTTCTTTTAAATAAGGTTCAAGTATTTCTTTTATTTGATTAATTATTTCATCCGAAAAAGCATTTCTTATTACCACTGGAACACAACTACAAGGCCACCAACGCCAGCGTTACCAGAGGAGTTAGCAGCGTCAGGGTGATCTTTACCCGCCCCACCTCTTCCATAAATCACCCCACTAAATTCGGCAATATTATTAGATGTATAGCCCGAAACATTACCAGCCAAACCAGAAGTTCCGTCCCACGATAAAAGTTGATTACTACTTGTCCCGCCTGATCCACCTGCTGTATTTGCGTTTCCTCCTGCATAATTTGATCCACCACCGCCTCCAGCAGTACATGTTGCACCTGATCCAGCAGGATTTACAGAAGACGAACCACCAGCACTCCCATTGCCAGTAGAAGCTGCACCACCTGAACCAACAGTAATAGAAGCATTAGCACCCATTTCAGAGGCGTTATAAAATTTCAACGCTGTAGCGGCTGAACCTGCTTGCCCTGATCTTGCGGGTCGGGTTGTGTCATCATTATTCGCTCTACCGCCTCCACTTGATCCACCTCCACCGATCAAAATAAATAAAAATCCTGTCCGTCCACTGGCAGGGGTGAATGTCCCGCTACTTGTAAACCAAGAAACTTCGGCTCCATTAGTAACAGTAATTAGATTTGCAACCGTATCCCAACTTAATCCTCCACTACCATTATTTTTCAAAATATTATTGGCTGATCCTCCACTTGGTATTGAACTTGTAACCCAAGCTGAACCGTTATAAGTTTCTTGCTTAGAAAGAGTTGAGTTATATCGAACATCACCTGTTGCTGGTGAGCCAGGTCTTTGGCCTGTTGTTCCAACTGGTAATTTAATTCGAGCATTAGAGTTGCAAACTATGTCTCCCGCACTGGTAACGGTTCCTGTTAAAGAAGGGCTTGCTGCTAATGCATGACCCATATCAGTAGTCGTTGAACCTAAATCAATCCAAGCATTATTCGCACCATTTCTAATTTTGACTCGAT